CGAAAATGGGAAAAAGTGTTAAGACGAATCTTTCACCCCCTCAGACCGAGAAGGGTTGCGGCTTGCCAGACCCGGCAAGCCTCCATAGCGAGTTACTTACTGGCTATGAGGCCGAATGGGCTAACACCCAGGGCTTAAGCTTCGACGAGCTGTTGGAGCTAACCGAAGAAGATGTTTTCTTCTCCGTGGACCTGGAGGAAGCTACCTACCGGATCCCTTTTGAGATTCTCGACGAGAATGTCAAATTTTGTGACGACATTATGTCGGACTTCAAGCCATGGAATGTCTTCCATGACTTATTCTCAACTTTCGAACGGAAAGTTGATATGACGGAACTCGTCAATAAGGGCTATTGGGATGGCCCTTCTGAAGTAACCTCAACCCGAGGAAGCTTCATGGGAGACGGTATGTCTTTCATTCACTTAACTTTAATGTTAAGTGCTCTTACGTCAGCGACGTACTCAAAGACCAAGAGACCACTTGGTCAGTCTGTGGGAGATGATCTCTTCCTCATGAAGACAAGGCTTCGCCATTGTCTTAGGTTCTGCGAACTTGCAGAATCTATAGGTTGCAAATTTAGCAAGCTAAACTCCATATCGGAGGATAGTCTCACGTTTTGTGAGAACTACTGTTGTGTACCAACAGATTTCGACGATGTCAAAGACATCAAGTCGTTTGAGGACTCCTGTTTTGGAGACACTCTATTCCTTGATATTATCAAGGGATCTGCCTTGTCCGGACAGGCCAAGGTAAAGGTCGATGGAGCGGATCCGTTCATCGGCCATGCTACGCTACTAGCGAAGCAAGTGAAGTGGCATCCACTTCATACAGTCGCGTCTCGAGCGAAGACAATACTGTGGGCGCGGAACTACCGTGCCGCCATGCGCTTGTCTAGCAACATGGCTTCCCTCCCTCAATGCCTGGGAGGGGCTGAGTTGGCTGTTGGGCCAACTATCCTGTTCAGCGACAGGAAGTTCCAAGAAGACATGCTTCCTTGGTACGAAGGGATCCTTCGTCTCGACGAACGTCAGTTCCTCGAGTACTACCTCTTGCTTAGAGGTATCTATCAGGCAAACCCGAAAGGGTTTGCTTGGCAGAATGACATTAAAGTCATTCGTGAGATCACAAAAGATTGTGACCTCTATCACACCAAACAGGTGGATGAACTCCTGCCAAATTGGCTGACGGAGAAGAGCACACGCGAGAAACTTGCGTATGTTGAAAAGGATCTCGGGATGATTTCCTTTCATAACCTAGCTGGACAGCTAGCTCGGAGAGAAGCCTTTCTCTCCATGTGGAATCTTGAGAAACAAGAGACCTTTATGACATTCTTGTCAAAGGATGCCAGACAGCGGGCCAATAAGGCTTGGGCTGTTATCAAGAGCAATGTTACTCCTGTTGAGACGGATTGTCTCGAGATGACCTCAATGGGTCGTCTAACCTCAGCCTTCCAGGCGAGGACATGGGGACTTTATGTCCGCAAAGATGACCCTTCTATTCGAAGGGCTTTCGGCGGTATGCCGGACCTATTCTATGAAGGATAGGATGTGACAGCTTGTCACTCTATACAGACCGTATAGGAACCCACCAGACAGGCAGGTTTTGAACCCTCTAAACCAAATCGGTAGAGCGTTAAGGC